GGGTTCGTGTAATGAATATCCGGTAATAATGAAAAATGATTTAGTAGCTCCAAGAATCATATTTGGTTATTTCAGAGATTTAATCATTGGTCATTGGTGTATTTTAGATGCCGTTCCAGATGCAGCAGAATTAGCAAAAAGCAATGGTTTAGTTGTTCGCTTTTTCCAAGATTTAGACATGTTAGTTCGTGTCCCTGAATCATTCTGCATTAACTCATAAAGCATAACTAAATTGTGCTATTAATCATACTGCCTTCATCAGTGAAGGCAGTATTTTAAAATTGAAATACAAAACAAACGAGAAAAAATCATGGCAAAATATAAAATATTAGAAGGGTTTGTAATAGGTGTCGAAGCTGTTGAAGTTGATGGCAAAACAGTTGCAAAAAGAAAAGTGGCCGTAAAAGGTAAAACTGAAGAATTATCAGATAAGCAAGTGGCAAGCATGAATTTGCTTAAACGTAGAAAAGTTGAATTGGCTAGTTTAACCAAAAAAGAAAAAGCCGAAGCTGATAAAGAAACAGCTTAATAATAATGTTTGAATCCGATGTGTCATTAGAGTCATTTCTAGCCTTTGCTACTGACAGTTTACTTAATGCCGTAACAATCCCAGCCATTATTGATGCAAATGTTGAAATGGTGGATGGTAATGGTGAAGTGGCTTTTTTGGCATATCTGGTTACATTAAAAAAAGCAGATGCGGTATTTGATAAGGGAGATATCCTCACCAAAGATGATAAAGATTATCAGTTACAAGATGTTCAATCTGATGATGGTTTTTTAGTTGAAATTTCAGCGTTATGATTAAAGTTCAAGCCTCAAACTTAATTAATTTAAAGATTGCTTTTGACCATAAAAAAGTTCAAAAAGCTTTCAATTCTTCAATTAAAAAAACAGCCACAAGAACCAAAACCCACATAAGCAAAAAAGTAAGACAAATTTACGAAATAAAAGCCAATAAAATAAATGCAGTAACACGAATAAACACCACTAAACATGGTGCGGTAATAACCTGGATCGGAACCAATGTTGGTCTAGAAAATTTCAAAGCACTCAAGCGTAATATCACACTAAACAAACCAAAAAGTTCTCGCTGGGGCAATAAAAGAATTGGTGTGAGTGTAATAATTAAAAAATCTAATTCCAGAAAGCTGGTAAAAACGGGCTTTCAGGTCGCCAAACTAAACAATTTAATCTTTGAAAGAACCGGCCAAAAAATGAAATCAGACCCAAACAAAGATGCTATCAAGCGGATGTCTGGAATCTCAATTCCTCAAATGGTTAATGATGATGTGACAATGGATGCTTCAGTGTTTGTAGAGCGAGAATTCCCAATTCAATTTGAGCGTGCCTTTAAATTTTTCGTAGGTAAAAAATGATTCCAACATTAATAACACAGTTAATTGATAACACAGCTGGATTTACAACAATCGAACATGTACGAAAACTTCAGCCAGCGGATGCAACACCGGCAAACATCCCGGCATTGTTTGTGGTCCGAGAAAATGGATATAGTGAATCTAATAAATCATTTCCAAAACTTAAACAGCAAAATTTCAGAGTTATATCTCTTTATTTGGTGTGTAGTTATGAATTGCAAGAAGCATTGGAAGCACAAATCTATCAAGCGGCTTTGGGCTGGCAGTTATCGCCAACATGGAGTTCGTTACAACATATCAAAGACGAGCCGGTGTCTATAAACGGCACAATAATTTGGCATCAATATCAATTTTTAACATGGCAAACCATTAAACAAGCATAGGTGATTTATGAAAAATAAAAGTAATACCAAGGACCAAGAAAAGGCCGCAGATAATGCGGCTTTTTTATTGGATGAAACCAAAAGCAATCAAGCTGAAAAATCAGCGCCGCCAAAACCTTACACGGTTCGCGATCGAGGTATATCTTCTGGTGGAAGTTATACATTAACAGCCGATGGAAAATACGAAAAATTTGTTGATCCATCCATCAAAACCCAAACAGGAGAATAATTCGTGAAAGGTGATAATAGAATTTTATTGGTCAAAAGCCAGCCTGTATTAGATACAGATCCGGTGCCAGTTGGTTCCAATGTTGTGGTTTGTGAAGATCTTGATTGGAAACCGTATGAAGGTAATACCATATCCAGAAATCGCGATCGTCCTTTTCTTGGCGCTCAAGAAGAAATCAGAACCGGCGCGCATACTGCATTTAGTTTTACAACTGAATTAGCCGAAGCCTCCGCAGCCGGAACGGTGCCAGGTTTTGGACCATTGTTAAGAGCGTGCGGAATGGCTGAAGTTATAGTCGCGGTTACATCTGTAACTTATTCGCCAATTTCAACAGGTTTTGAGTTTGTAACGGCTTATGACATTGATGATCAAGAGCAGCTGCAAAAGTCTTTAAATTGTATGGGATCCTTTGGCATTGAATTTAATGCTGAACAATTACCAAAGCTTAAGTTTTCTAACTTTATGGGAACTTATAACCGGCCAGAAGCTTTGGGCGCTGCGGTTACTGTTGATACATCAGCTTATGAAGATGCGGTACCGGTTTCAAAAACAGCTACACAAACAGCCACTATTGATGGTTATGCAATGTGCATGGATTCATTTAATTATGAACAAGGTGTAAATGTGACTTACAAAGATCGTCCTAATTGTGCGGGTACTAATATTGAAAACCGCGATGGTGGCGGTACTTTAGTTATCAAGGCCCCAACTTTGGCCGATAAAGACGTTTTTGCATTTATTGAGTCACATGTAAACGTTTCTAAAGTACCTTTGGTTTTGGTTCATGGTGATGGTACCAGACCAAATCTAACTGTAAACATCCCCTTAGTTCAATTTACTGGAATAACAAAAAACACAATCAATGGTGATTTGTTTTATTCCATGACTTACAAGGCAATTCCATCTGTTACCGGTAACGATGAAATTGAATTAATTTTTTAAAAAATCTGAAAAGATCGTTAATAGGGCGTGTTTTACCGTGCGCCTTTTTAACGTTAAATTTAAACGGTAAATTATTTTATTTTAAACAAACAACACGGTAAAAATTATGAGTATATTTAAAGGCATAAAAGATGAAATCTGGTTAGCTTGTGAAGCTGCATTGCCAACAGAAAAAAACAAAGACAAAATCGAACAATTTAGAATTAAAATCGAAGTATTAAAAGAAACAGCCGCCAAGGAATTGATGGAAAGAGTAAGTGATAAACATAATTCAGCTGATATAGCATCTGAACTTTCAAAAATTATTCGTGATTGGGATGTTAAGGGTCCAGATGATGAGCCGGTTGAATTTAATCCTGAAAATCTAGAATCTATTTGGGAAGAAGGCCCATATGCGGTTGGAATAATTGAGGCATGGCATCAATTACGGTTAGGCAAAAAGACCTACAGAAGACTTCACGAAAAAAACTAATCGAGGTTGGTAGTTTTTGGGTTAACCAAAAATCAAAAAAAGTTAATCAATCAGCTATCAACAACATTTCTAACCTACCGAAGCAAATCACTCAAATTCAAAATCAAGAATTTGAGGTTATGCATCAAAACTGGCCAGCCTATAAATTTTTTCTAAAAGTTTCCGCTCAATGGAAATATTTACCAATGGGGGGAATTTGTGGGCTGGATTATGCATCTGTAGCTTTGCCCTTGAGTTTTGAGCCCAAAGGAAAACAAAAAAAGCTGTTTACTAATTTAACTTGGATTGAAAAGGGCGTATTAGAAGCCTTTAGAGAAAAGCAAAAAAAATGAGCAAAACTTTTAAGCAAGCATTTATCATAACCGGTGATGCATCCGGTGGCGTCAAAGCGGTAAAAGCAACACGCGTTCAAATTGATGCATTAACAAGATCAGTGGCAACATCTGGATCTAGTGTTGATGCTTATACAAAATCATTTAGCCGCTCAAATAAAACTTTATCAAGTTTTGCATCACAAGCAAAAACCGCGCTGGGGATTTTCTCTGGCGTGGTTTTTGCGCGTGAAGCTTTAAAAATGGCTGATTCAGCAAAGCAAATGACAGCCAGATTGCAGCTAGCAACTGATAGCACCTATGAACTAGCAGTGGCCCAAACTGAAATCGCTAGAATATCAAGAGATACTTATTCAAGCCTAGAAACAAATGTTACTTTGTATTCTAGAATGGAAATAGCGACAAAAGATTTGGGGTTATCACAAGATACTTTATTAATCGCAAGTGAAGCCTTGCAAAATTCATTCCGCGCCTATGGTACCAGTTCTGATGAGGCGGCAAGTGCTACACTTCAGCTTACCCAGGCCCTAGCAAAAGGTAAATTAGATGGTGACGAATTTAGAAGCGTCATGGAAAACGCGCCTTTAGTAATGCAGGCATTGCAAAAAGAATTACAAATCACTAAAAAAGAATTATTCGAGTTTTCAAGGTCCGGTAAGTTGGGCGTGGAAGATCTTGTAAATGCTCTTTCAAATTCTGCTGCCGAATTTGCGGAAAAATCAGCCCAGGTACCCGTTAAAATATCTGAAGCAATGATTAAAGGCCGAAACTCAATCACAAAATATGTTGGAGAGATTGACAAAGCCTATTCAATAACCAATACACTTTCACAAGGAATAATATTATTTACTGACAACATAGATACCGCAGCCAAAGTAATTGGCGGCGCTGTAGCTATTAAGTTATTAAGCCCCACATTAAATAAAATAACTGCATCCGCAGTGGCAACCAATTTAAGTATTCAACGTTTTGGAATCGGTTTAGTCGCGGTTAACTTCAAAGCTGCAGCATTAACCGGATCCTTGAATCTTTTAAAAAGTGGCATGGCATTGCTTGGTGGTCCGGCTGGGATTGCTATTATTGCCTCCTATGGTATATATGAATTAATAACATCACTTGAAGTATCAGAAGAAAGATTTACCGAACTTACTTACAAATCAAAAGAAGCAGGAGAGGCAATTCTTGCCGTTTTAAATTTAGTTAGTGAAAACAAACATCCTGAAGCGATCACAGCAATAGGGGCCGCATTAGATAAGGAGATTGCCAAACTCAAAGAATTTGAAGAAGAATTGAGCAAAATTGGCCAGAATAACTTTTTTACACAAAGAGATGGTACCGCTGTTTTATCACGATCGGATATTGAAGAAACCCAAAGAGCACAAGAATCGATTGATCAGTTAAATAAACAAATTGCAGAAATGCAAAAACTAATGGAATTAGCGAGCCAGGATACTGGTGAACTTGCAGCAACAACAAAATTATTAAGTGAAGCCTATCAAGATGCAGGCCGTTTCATCAATATATTTGGCTTGGCTTTACCTGGTGTAATTACCAATGAACAATTACTGGCCAACAAAACAAGAGAGAATACAGAAGCGGTTGATGATTGGATTGAATCAAGTGAAAAACAACTTGAAAAACTAGTAAGACAAAATGAAGTATTTGGTTTATCAGCTGTTGAAATAATTGAATTAGATGCACTAAAACAAAGATCTATTACTACTGATGCGGCACTATTAAATTCAATTAACCATGTAACGTCAGCTTTGATTTCTGAAACAATTGAACATGAAAATTCAGCAGCAGCAGTTAAACTATTGGCAACAAATACAAAGCTAGCAGAAAACAATTTAAAAAATGCCAAGGATATTATTAAAAGCTTAACAGCTGAACACAGACCAGTTCAAGCAATGCTTGAGAGTTTGGCAGAATCTATGGAAGCAATTAATTCTGTACCCATATCGCCAGACTTCACAGAATCAGATTTGCAGAATGGAATGGATCTACTCCAAAAAGAAGCTGAAAAAATAGCAAAAGAAATATTAGATGAAGTCAAGGGGGTTTTTGTAGGAATCCCATTGTTGTTTGAGGATAGTATTGAAGAAATAAAAGACGTTGATTTTTCAGGTATGTTTGACGGCTTTGCGGCCGGGCTTAATCCTGCTATCAGCGCTTTACAATCATTTAAAGACGAACTTGCGTTAATATCACAAATCGATTTAAGCGGCGGTGAAAAAGCTTTTTATAAAACTGGAATAACCGCAGAGTTTGCCTTGAATTCAATGGCTAACATGGCTGATGAAGGTTCAGAAGCTCAAAAGAAATTACAAGCAGCTGCGGCAATAACTAATACAATACTCGGCATAGGTGCGATACTTGAACAAGGTAAAGGCGATCCTTACACGGCTTTTGCTCGAATGGCTACTATGGCTGTTTTGGTTGCAAGTTTGGGTGTACAAGTCGCCGGGGCTTTTGGTGGCGGTGGAGGCGGTGGTGCACAAAGACAACAAGAAATTCAAGGTACTGGTACGGTTTTAGGTGATGCAAGTGCTAAATCAGAAAGTATAAACAATGCACTTGATATTATCGCTACGGCTTCAGAGAAGATTGTGGGGATTAACAGCAGTATGTTACGGTCCCTTAATGCCATGAACAATGCCATATCCGGAACAGTCAACCAAATAGCTCAAGGCGGTGAAATTGGCGACCTAGGAACGACAGCATCTTATTCATTCGGCGCGATATTCTTTGGAGGCTCTAAAAGATCGGAAGAGCGTGGTGTAGGGACAGGGGGGGAGGTCGGGGGGTGAGATGGCCGA